CTGTAGACCTCGGAACGGTATATAAGGAAACAGTCGGAGGTGGCCTCAGTATTACCCACCTCCGAACACTTACCTCCGAACGCCCGTGCGAAGCACGTGATGGCTTCATTCAAATGGTGCTTCACCCTGAACTATTCCGACGCAGCGGAGCGAGACATATTTCTCGCGACTCTTAAGAAGGAAGATGTACACTATGCTGTAGTCGGCGACGAAGTCGCTCCGAGCACCGGACAGAAGCACCTACAGGGATATCTATCCCTGAAAAGGAGAATACGCCTTGGCGGATTGAAGAAGAAGTACAGTCCACGAGCGCACTGGGAAGTCGCGAGAGGAACAGACGGAGAGAATATGAGATACTGTTCCAAAGAAACCCTAATTCTAGAATTAGGGCTACCCGCAACACCGGGTTCGAATAAACGGAAGTATGCTGAGATGTATACTAGATCACCGGAACGCATGAAGATCGAAGAGCCCGAGATATATCACCGATATGATTCGGTGAACTGTATGAAACAATTCAAACAGGAGTTCGTATATCCTTGCCTCGATAGACCCTGGCAAATACAATTGACGGAGGCAATTAACGAGGAACCAGATGATCGAAGTATCATCTGGGTATACGGTTCGAATGGAAATGAGGGTAAATCAACGTATGCAAAGTCACTTATTAAGAAGGACTGGTTCTATACCAGAGGGGGGAAGAAGGAGAATACATTATTCTCCTATATCGACGAAGGCGACGAAAAAAACGTTGTGTTCGATATTCCTCGATGTAATCAGGATTATTTAAACTATGATGTAATAGAGGCATTAAAGGATAGAGTAATAGAGAGCACGAAGTATAAACCGGTTAAGAAGGTTAGAATGAATAGAATACATGTAATCGTTATGGCAAACTTCATGCCTGACTATTGTAAAATCTCAGAAGATCGAATAAAAATTATTTATTGTTAAATAATATTATATGAGGACGAAATAATATCGCGCTATAAAATAATGGGGAAAAACGCAAAAACGCCTGTCGGCATGGGCTTTAGAACCGAATAAGGGCCGAAGGCCCGTTAAAATGATCGGACGGTCTAAAATGATCGGACGGTCAGGAATGATTGCTTAGGAACTAAGCAACA